TTGCGCCGAGGTATTCGGCGGCGTTCTCGGTGAAGATTTGCGGTTGCGAAACAGAACCCAATAGGGCGTAGTTTGGCAAAGCGTTTAGCAGGGTTTGGATTGCTTCATCGAGCAACTCGGTGGCCAACTCGTTGACTGCCGGTGCTGCAAGAATTACAAGCTCTAATCCGAGGCTGTATTCGTTGCCTAGGCTAGATGGTTCTAGGTAAGGGCTACCATGGCGCATGACCACGACTGGCGGAATGATTCGGTTTGGAACATATGGGAATACATCCAGCCCGGCATCCTGCAAGACGAGCGCGAACTCTGCCTTGCTCGTCGTGATTTCGTTGGCCATGGTTATACAGCAAACCCGACATACGGCCTTAGCAGCTCGTAAGCCGCAGCCATTGGGTCTTTACCGACGCGAACAGCGGAGCCGCTCATGTCAGCGAATTGGGTTACGCCGCCGGGTGCCTGTCTGCGGTGGAACAATTCCGAGCCAGCGATAAGAACCGACTGGTCTACGAGGTGCGTTGGCACACCTGTAACGGAGCCGATGTATCGACTGACCAGCGCTTTAGCAGCATCAAGGCAGTCGGTAACGAATACCGAATCTTCCTTGGTACCGACATAAGCGCGGAATTGAACCACCGAGACAGCCATCAGAAACCTACTAAGCGGTTACGTCGAGCTTGACGATTGCGCCCTCGAAAGGAACGGTAATCGCTGCGTAGCCGTAGACAGCGTACGAGTTAGTCAAGGTTGACTGACCCGAGATGTCGTCGACTAGACGGACTGGAGCGCCAGCCGACTCGAAGACCTGTAGGGCCTGTGAGTTGGCTAGGAATGCCTGACCGCTTGAAAGGGTGGTGTCTACGATAACTGGGAGACCGAAGATTGAACCCATTAGCATACCTGGGTTAGCCGAGCCGATGCTCTCACCGGTTGGCTGTCCACCATCGACGCGTACAAGTGGGCGACCTGCGGTGTCTGCAACAGAGACTAGGTACTTGTAAGCAACTGGGTCCACCAATAGGAACTCTGGGTTTAGGCCCGAGTTGACCTTGATGTACTTAGCGCCGTCGGTGATTCCCTCAAGAATGCTCTTGGCGGTTCCGCCGTCTGCATCCATGATTTTGCCAGTCATGTCTAGCGCTGCAATGGCTGCAACTGCTGCAGCGTTGGTTGCGTTTGCGTAGGCGATAGCAAGTGCCTGGAATGCGGTGTCTAGGAATGGAACGGTTGAACGCTCTACTAGCTGACGCGATAGGTCGGTCTCACCGGCGTAGGTCTTGACAGCTGCAGAAGCGCTGGCAATGGTTAGGTCGCCGTTTGAGATTGCGGTGTTCTGCGTTGCCTGGTTGCCGACTGCAATGGTGTTTGTGGTTACCTTTGCGTAGTCAACGGTTAGACCCGATGCTGGAAGAACGCCCTTTGACCAAACATTCCACGATGGGCGGTTTAGGTCGATGAGGTTGTTGATGAAGCCAACCCAACCTGGGAGGTTGTAGGTGTTGGCGGTGGTTGATGCGCGGAATAGCTCTACTGCGTTAGCGTCGCCAGCTGCGAGACCCTTGGCGTATTCGCCAACAGAACGGAACATGGTGTAGCCGGGTGCAACTGGAGCCGATGGGGTGATGCCGGCCTCTACGACGCGACGCAATTCTGCGACCTCGTCCTGGACAGAACGGACATCGAGTTCAATGTTTTCTGACATGGACTCTCCTTCGTTTGTTGGGGTAGGGATGTCCTCTAGTAACTCTTCGAGTGTGACCTCTTCAAGCTCTTCGCGAACTTCGGTTATGTTTGCCCCTGCGTAAGCAGGGAACGGCACGACCGAGACCTCTTTGAGAGAGACCTTGGTGCGTGTAATCGTTTGGCCGTCGCGTGTCTGTTCGACAGGGACAAAACCAACCGAGAACTTGTTTAGTGCGCCATCGCGCATCAGGGTTAGGACATCGTTACCAAGTGAGGTGTCGGAGACCTTTGCAGTAATCTCGAAGCCCTCGTCGGTGTTGCGCCCGGCGGTAACTACACCGATAGGTGTTTCGTGGCCGTAGAAGAGTTTCACATCGGTGATGTCTTCGATAGAACCAGGGGCGAATCGTTCGATGTATGAACCGCCGATGTTAGTGTCCTGGTTGAATGGAACAGCGATACCGGTAATCGTTCGCTCTTCTACAGCGTCTAGGCGCAATTCAATGTCGCGTGTTTCAATTTCCATTAGGCGTTGAAGCCCTCCTTAGTGGCTGCGTACTCTGCAGTAACGATGCCAGCGTCGATAGCGGTTTTCCACATATTGATTCGGGAAGCCTTGTCTGCTTGGAATAAGTCTTCCCATAGGAACTCGACTCGAGTGCCGCGTGGTAGGCAGTTCGAGAGTGCGTCTTGGATTGGGCGTGTGTACGCCATTAGGGTCTCGCGGTAGAACGCGTGTTCCTCGTCGGTTAGGTTGCTGTAGGTGTCGCTAGTTCCATCGACACCGGTAACGAGCTTGCGCGCTGGGATACCGAATAGCCTGGCAATTTGTTGAACGGCTTGCTTAGAGATTTCGGTAAATAGCATGTCTGCTGGCGAGTCCGAGATGGTCTGGTACTCGAAACCGTTGCCGATTACGGCTAGTTGGCGAGTGGCTTGCATCTCTTGCCAGCGTGTACGGATTTCATTAGCGTCGGCTGCGTTTACTTCGCCGTTGCGCTTTAGGATGCCTGTTGGTACGCCTGACGAGGAGAACCAGTTGGCTTGGAAGTCGCGTAGGTCTAGTGCGGCCACAATGTCTTGCGAGCATAGGTGAATTGGGCTTGGAGCCTTTAGCCAGCCAGCGCGAGGGAAGAGCTGCAAGTGTTCGACCTGGTCGGCGCTGTAACTTGAAGCCATGTAACTAAATACGCGAGGCGAGGTGATGTCGTTGATTTCTAGGTAGGTAACATTTACAGCTGACGATGGCAGCAGGGTTACATCGGTAACGACACCGGCGGCGTTTACAGACTTTAGCCAAAAAGCGTTGCCTGTTAGGGCCAACTCTGAAACGGTTGCGTAAAGGAACTGCTGGCGGTTGTAGTTCAATGACGGCTTGTTGATAAACAGAGGAGCGTCAATGTTCATCTCCATACCAGTCGCGTAACGCTTGGTCTGAATGCCAAGGTTAGAAACTGAAGTGGCAAGTATCTGAACGCTTCGCCAGACAGCGGTCAAAGACAGCGCGGTTTCAGGCGTGGCTACAGAAGTTGAGCGCGGAGGAATAGACGGAGTTACCGCCCGGTTCTCGCGAGAGGATGAGGTAATGCGTTGCCAGATACTTGCCACACATCAAGTAAAGGGCATCTTTACTTAAAAAGCAAACTAAAACACGCCGATAGCCGAAACTTCTTTTGTGCTGGCCACGAAGTAGGCGTAGATGGTTGCCTCAAGTGCGTCGATGTCGCCGTAGGAGTCAGACCGGCTAATCGCCCAGGTGTCGCCGCGGTGCTTCGCTACACCTCTCGAGTGCTGAGCAATTAGTAAAGGCTCGTTGCTGTGCAGTAGTTTGCCAGTCTCGAACGCGGAATAGATTTGGGCGCAAGCGCTGGCATATTCGCCCAGGCTAAGTTGCCAAACAATGTAACCAGCATCTTTTAGGCGGTGCGCTAGTTTCGGCGCTGTGCGTGAACCCATAACAATAGCCTTAGCCTTGTGTTTCTTGTACAAGTCCGTTAGATGGGCATACAGCTCGTTTTCGGATGGTCTGACGAGAGACGAGACAAGTTCGGTGTTTACGATGTCGCCGTCTTTCTTTGCAGCTGCAATCGTGGCAAACTCCCACTTCTGCGTAATCGACAAAGACAAGACCGCGCCCTCGGTGTCCGTAATGCCGTTACCGACTGCTCGATGAAACAAAGCCGATGGCAGCCAAGACTCGGTCGTGCCAGCAATGAACTGATTAAGGCGGTAGCGTCGCGCCTCATGTTCGGGAATGGTGGCAAGGTCGGACATTACGCGGTCTAGTGGAATGCGGCCACATTCAACGGCTGGGTTGCTTGCTAGGATGCTCTCCGGGTCAAGGACCTCCGCGCCATCCGGGGCAGTCCAGTTGAAAAACCCGAAGCGCTCGAGTTCAGGGTCGCCGTTGACTGCTCGCTCGCCCTGCTTGTAAAGGTCGATTAGTGTCTCGCTTGTTTCATCGCCAGCGGTTGTAATGCCGATTACGATGCCGTCATTTTTCTGCGAGGTTCCCATAACGACGGCGGTCCACATTCCGCGTTTCCAAAGGTGCAGCTCGTCGGCTAGAACGGTGTCAAGTGGCAATCCCTGAAGTGCCGACTCTTTTGCCGGGCGGATGTCGTACCTGGAGAGACCATCGCTTGAAAGAATGCCTCGGCGCTCGGTCGTTTTCTTGAACTTCTTCTTTAGGGTGTCGTTATTCAAGATTGTGTGTAATACGCGCTCGTAGATGATGCGAGCCTGTTCAGCGCTCGAGGCCAGAGACAAAGTTTGTCCGTTACGCATGGCCACGCCCCAAAGTCCGAGCATTGCGCCCAGGAGCGACTTGCCCGACTGCCTTGGGATTGAGACGACTACTTGGCGATACCTTAGCCGCCCGGCTTTATTCGGGTCTTCATGGTCTTCAGGGTAACGCTCGAGAATTGCTCTAAGCAGCCAAGACTGCCACTCGTCGAGCTTGAGGCCGTCAGCGTTGTCCATGTCGCGGTAAGCCAGCGCAACGACTTGCAGCAGGCGGTCGCCATCCGTAGGGAAGTCTTCCGAAAGCGGCTTAGTGTATTGGGCTGGGAATAACATCAGCGCTTCAGCAGAGCCTCAAGTGGGTCAACCTTTTCGACAGCGCCAACCATGGCCCGCAGCTCGTTGAGAGTCTTGCGGAGTTCGCCAGCGGTAGAGGTTTCGCCCTTATCGTCGTAACGGCTAGCGAGACCTAGTGCCAGGTCGGCTAGAACGCGAGTCTCAATCGTTAGGTGTAGCGTCTCGATGTAAGCGGCGGTACTTTCGTAAACCATTTGGTTCCTTTCGGTCGGTATCTTCAGGGATTGCCACTTGACACCGTTCTAGCCGACGAGCTGCACCTTTGGAAACGCGGAATGTGGACCGCCGTCGTTATGGGAACCTCGCAGAAAAATGACGGCATCGTAATCGGC